TTAATTCTTGGCGCCACGGCTATTCCTTCCTTCGATCTTTTCCACGGCCGCACTCGACACGAGATAGTGCTTCCGGATGATCGTCTCAGCATCCTTTTCTGAGTGCCCCGTGACCTCTGCAATCTCCTTGATTGAGGCCCCATTCCGGTAGGCCAGCGTCACGAACGTTCCTCTTAGATCGTGGAACGTCTTCCCCGTTATCCCCGCCGCAGCAAGCGACTTGCGCCAAGAAGACTTGAAGCCTGTTTGCCAAGGCTTCCCGGCCTGGTTCGTCAGGATCGTGACGGCCGGCTTCGCGTTCGCCTCGTTCCGCGCCTTCGCTTCGTCCAGAATCGTCTTCAGTTCTTCCGACACCTTCACCGCCACATGCGAGCCAGTCTTTGACTGCCGAAGGCGAATCGCTCGTCCATCGTAGGCGGCCCATGTCAGTGCGAGCAGGTCGCCTTGCCGTTGACCTGTCCAGGCAGCAAGCATCATCGCCCGCACAAGGGGCTCCGGTGCCGTTGAGCGATACCGCTCGATCTCCTCATCTGACCAGATAATCTCTCGGCGTGATCCATCGCTTACCTTGCTCACGCGCTCAAGCGGGTGCCGCGTGATAATCTCGCGATCGAGCCCGAACCAAAGGATCCGCTGCAGAACGCTCATGTAGAGGTCTGCTTTTCGCGGATGAGCCTCAGCGATCTCGTCTCTCCATTGAAGGAAGATTGTCCGCGTTCCTTGTGCCGAGATCTGTTCGGCCGTCATGTCGTAGAACTCCGCCTCGATCGCGCGGATGGCCAGAAGGTAGCCTTCGCGAGTTGAGGCCTTCAGTTCCTTGTAGTGAGGGGACTTCATATAGGCCCGAATGATCGAAACGAGACGGCCTTCAAACTGGGGGTTCTGCCGGTCCTGCGTGAGCCGCAGGAATTCCTCGCTGAACTTCCGTTCTTCCTTTACCGGGTCCGCCATGATCCTCGGACCGCCGCGCCAGGCATAATAGTAGAACACGGTCGAGCCGTCGGCGAGGCGCTTCCTGACCTTATGGACGCCCGGTAGACGAACGCGCATTTCTATTCCTCCACGCATCCAGAGACTTCAATGGAGCGGCATCATTGTCAAATGTCGCGTCGTTATCAGGGATCAGGGTGATCGCCCCATCTGCCTCGAGGCGCACGGTCATGTTCATTTCCTTCGCGACGCGAGCGGCGTTCTGGATCTCGCTGCGGCTATGGCGAAGCGGCTTAGTCATTCCCGTGCTCCTTTCACGCCATTCCTAGAGCGGACATGTAGAGGTCGAGTATCGCTTCTTCCTCCTGGCGCTCGTTCGCATCCTTCTTACGCAGCCGGACGATGGTGCGGATTGCCTTAGTGTCGAAGCCTTGGCCCTTCATCTCGGCGTAGACATCCTTGATGTCGTCGGAGATATCCTTCTTGTCGGTCTCCAAACGCTCGATGCGCTCGATGAATGCGCGCAGCTGGCCGGCTGCTATGGTCTGGGCTGTCTCGTTTACTGCGTCGGTCATTTTCTCACCTGAATAGCTGCGGCCGTGCCAGTGGGGGCAGGGCGGATTTGTCTATGGATGGATGCTTGCTGGCCTTGGGAAAGGTTGGGCCCACCAGCTTGGGCCTATTGCGCATTGCGCCGGAATGCTTGTCTCGTTGCCGGTCCGCTTTGCGCGCGCGGCGGACATCATCCGCGGTCTTTTCCGCATGACAAACCCGGCAAAGCACCTGAGCATTGGCAAGGATTGGTTCACCGCCAAGGATATCCGGCAGGATGTGGTCAACCTCTCCTTCGCCAACCTTGAGAGCGGCCTTGCACTTCTCGCATTGGCCGTTCGCCCGGCCCAAAGCTTCGCGCTTGGTCTTGCGTGAGAACTCGCGGCGCGCCATCACTGCCTCGCCAGCGGGTTAGGACGGCCAAGCTCTTTCGCGAGCATTGCGGTCTTCTGTTCGAGGGCCTTGTCGGCATCCGTTTTCTTCACCCGGTAGGTGGAGACGGACACCACGACAGGGCGGCGACGGAATAGGAGGGAGAGTAAGCGCTTCATGCTGCGCCCCTGTCTTCATGGACAAACTGATATTTTTCAGCCAGCCACTTCTCAGCGATGCGGAACCACTCGACCATTTCCGGCTCGGTCATCTTGTCGAAAGCTATTGAGCCAGGAATAGCCACAGTCAGGTGCCCGACCTTCACAAGCTCAACGATGCCAAGCTCTAGCTTCATGGCTTCGTGCAACTGTTCGGCTGATGCGGCGCATTCGGTGGATTGCACGACGTCGTGCAGCATCTTCCAATAGGCACGCAGGCGGCCAAGATTTCTGAACTCCTTGACCTCAATACGCACCCGCTGGCCCTGGCTGATGCCTTCAAGAGCGCGAGCGTCGTATTCCAGTTCAGGGACTAGGCCGGGGCCTTTCCGTATGAAGGCGTAGACGGCTTTCTCACGCTTCTTAGCCATCGTCCTAACCCGCGTTCACCGGATGGAGTTGCGCGAGACGCTTCGCCTTCAGACTGAGCGCAAGCTCCATGCTGTCTTGATCGTCTTGGAAGGTGGCTTCGGGGTCGAAGTCGGTCCAGATTTCCTCGACCGAGGCTTCATCCATCGCGAGCCTCAGCGCCTCGTCGAGCCGTTCGAAATAGTCGCCATAATCGACGGGTGTCCGCTCCTCTGCGGGATGCTCGATGATTTCGGCGTCCTCCACGACCGGAGCGCTGATCTTCGGCGGCGATGGGGGGCGCGGGGCAGAAGGTGGAGTAATATTTACCGGGTCATCGTGGCTCGCAATCTCGTGAGCCTCGAATTCATCGGTGATGCCGCCGAGAACATCTGCAAACAGTTCTCGAAGGCAGTATCCGGCAGCACGCCAAGCAAGCATCCGCTTTGGATACCGGAACCATGGCGCATCATTTGGCACGTCTTTCCACTGACCATCATAGCCTTTCCGCTTGACGGTCTTTCGGTCATCCCAGAGACCAGCAGAGCGAGCATCAGCCTCTGAAAACTCGACACGCTTCTCTTCGCCTGTGTCGGATCGCTTGGCTTCGCACCATCCGGCCTTCTTCTCTTCGTCATATCCGGTGCGGATATAAGCGGCCTTACGCGACCGTCGGGCGACATTGATAATCCCGTCGCCATATAAAGCGGGGCGACCACCGATGACGGTGAAGCTACGCAGGGCAACCATAGGGGGAAGGCCGAGTTCGGCCCCAGCCATCACGGCGATGGCCACGGCGCTCGCCGCTTCATCGCCAGTCTTCTTTCCGACGAGAGCCTGAGGGGCCAAGCCAGCGCGCACGACCATAGTTGATACGCGCCACATTTCCTCAATGCTGCGAGGGATGATGGCCCCGACCTGTGCACCAGCCATAAGGGCAGGGGTGCGGCTTTGCATTTCAACAACAGCGTTCATATCAGGCTACCTTTGCTTGTTCTTGAACTTCGACGCCTGGCACATCGAGGCCCTTTGCTACGGCTCGTTTGGCAAGCTCGAACATGCAGGCTTTGAGGTCGGGGTGCGTTTTCAGGAAGGCGTAAAGCGCGTCCTGGTCGGTAATGGCAGTCACCACGTTGATGACGCTCACGCTCGCTGCTCGGCCATAGCTGCCGCGAATAGGAGCGGTTGAAACGGCGGGCTTAGGGTCTTCAGGAGCGGGGACGGGTTCCGCTGCCTTGCGGGCGGCGATCTCGGCGGCGAGGCGGTCTGCCTCTTCCTGACGCTGCTTGCGCAGCTTCTCCGTCTCGAAGGCGCTCATTGCCTGCCGAATGAAGTCGGCGGCGGCCTGCGCGCGCTTGACGTTGGGCAGCCACTTCTTATCGACCGCGCGCCCGCCTTCGAGCCACGGTTCCTTTTCCTTCTTGTGCTTCTTTTCGCCCTCGGCCTTCAGTTCGAGCAGGCGCGACCGCAACGACTGGGCGGCGGCAAGCTGCTCGTCGTCGGTGATCTTGGCATAGGCGTCTTTGCCTGCCTCCGCTGCGTCGATCTGGTCTGCGAAAGCATCGGCCTCGTCGACCGAGCCGGAGTTATGGCCGACGCCGGTCTGCTCAACGACTACGGGATCGGACCCCGGCCACGGCTCTCCGCGCTCGGCTACAGCGCGGTAAACATCTTCTGGGATCGGCCAGTCGCAAACCCATGTCCAGATGTCGGCGGCGTTCCCGAGCTTCCCGTCGATCAGCGCGACCATCTCATGCCCATCGTGCCAGATGGCGACCGGAACATCGTTCCCGCTCTTGTTGCGCTTCCGCCAGAAACCCGTCTGAGGCTCCTGCGTCATCTTCAGTGTGCGGCCTTCGTCCTTGGTGAGACGGCGGCCATTGCCGATGGCGAGCGCACGCTGCCATAAATCCCATTCGTTGCTCATGCTGCTTTCCTCATTGGCATCTCGCGGCGTTCAAGCTCGCGGCGGATTTCGGCTTTGACCGCCTCGTCCATCTGCAGGCTGAGCCAGCGGTAAAGGTTTCCAGTGGGGGTGGTGGCGAAGCTCATTCGCTGGCCTCGCGGGCGGCAAGCATGGCGTCGGCGTAGGCGTAGGCGCGAACGGCAGTGATGTGGCTGTCTGGGGCCGTCCAATTGCCTCCTTCGTCGCATGCGCTTGTAAGCCCCGCCAATGCCTTCGCAGCGAAGTAATCCCGCAGCGTCATGCCCGGGTATGCGTAAGAGGTGTTCGCGATCCCCGGCTCGAATGGTCCGTGTGCGGGGAATGCTGGGCGGCGGCCATCTTTGATCTTGCTCATGCCACCGCTCCAAGCATGGTGATGCCGATGATGAAGGCCGAGAGGGCGAGCAGGGCGGCGGTGTCTTGGATGAAATCGGTCATGCTGCGACCCTCACCATGCGGCCATCCGGATCATTCGGGCCAAGACCTCGAAAGGAGAAGCTCCTGTCTTGATCGACAGCGCGCTCGATGAAGGCGTCATCGTCTTCCGCCGTGCGCTGAATGCGATCAGCGATCGTTCTCGCCAGCGGATCGGAACTCTCCATCAGGCTGCGGTCGTCCAGGTAGACATCGCTCACAAGCACAACAGGCTCGCCGTCTTCCCACTCGACTTCGCACTCAAGCTCAACCTCAAGGCATTCAATAAGCATGAACGGGGTCGCGTCATCGACCGTGCCTGCATCGGGTATTTGGGCTGTGTAGGGAATTCGCATCGCTTCATCCTCCTTCGGCAGATCTGGCCAGAGCTGTCTTCGTGTCGTGTTGATGAAAGGCACTTTAGGCGGTAAAAATACCGACGTCAACAAGTATCGGTAAAATAACCGTTGTGGCTGGACGAATCATCTGCCATGTTGAGGGCATGAAGCTGCGACCCGGTGCAATCCCGTGGCAGGTACGAGCAGCAGGCGCGGGAATCGAAAGTCCTACGGTGCCACCTGAAACAGAGGACGGATTAGCCGAGAGGCGTCCTGGCGTGTGTCCCATTCCCGGCTCCGGCCTTCAGGACAAGCCATGGGTTCTCCCACCTTATGGACTTAGGTTCATGGGGTAGGGGGAATCTTTGGCTGGAACCCTTCCCTCACCATCCTTCAGGGACTTGGAAGATAGGCTCTACAGAGGAAGATTATATCTACAGGGGAGCATCATTGCAGATAGTCAGTGCTATCTCTTTCAGGGGGTGGTAGTGTTCTCCTCTTGGTGGTTCCCTACGCCTGGAGAGGAGTCTAGGCGCACGGACACCTTCGAGCATGTCATATCCATTGGGAGAAGGTAGGCAGGCGCTTATGCAGCGACGAGCCCTTTTACTGCCGATGGCAAGACATGGAGTAGGGGGTGTTAGGGAGAGGCTGTCTTTGGGAGGATGACCTCTCCCTAGCTGTAGCTGGTGATCACTCCCCAGTTGCGCCGCTTACACGAGCAACATTGCCCCGAGAACCCCAACCATCAGTAGGAGCAGTCCAACGACTATGAGGGCTTGCATGGTGGTCTCGCTAGGGCACGGGAGGTGCGCGCACTCATTGAAGGCGCTAGGGTGGCTTACGTTCCTCGAAGCTTGAAATAAACCCTGCGGCGTAGCCCAGAAATGAAAAACCCCGCCGGAGCGGGGCTAAATTATGCGGCTAACCGGGCGAAAGCATTTGGCCCAGAAGCGTCTAGCAAGTGAGCCGTCCGAGATAGGATCATAATCTGATCGGTTCTGAACGCCTCTTTCCGTTTGAGCGCCGCGACCGTCTTCGGAGCTCCTTCGAGTCTGCGCAGATCATCAAGCTTGACGTAGGCCGATGATACCGAGACTGGCGATGGTGATACTGCTTCTACGGCAATCAAGCCCGAAGGGGATTTGACCACGGCATCAACCGTCCATTGGTGGGTTGATGCGCCAGACATCTCTACCGATGACGATACGGTGTTCTTCCCAAACACCTCGCGCAGACGATCTACAACCATGGCTTTGAAATCCATCTCCACGCGACGGCCAAGTCTCTCTGCTGTGATTTGAACAGAACGCCTGGCAGCATCTGCCACGATAGCTATCATTCCTGCCGCCGTATCGACCGTCGCAGTTGCCTCGAATATCTCGAAACTGTTGAACTGGACACCATACTCCTGCGCGACCTGCCTTGCTGTGCGCTTAAAGATTTCACTTGCTCCCATGAGGTCAGCTTCAGCAAAAGCAGCACCGTCATCCGAGATGAAAAGATTGTCTCCGTTTTGAACCACAGTGACCGAGACGTGCCCACCGGAAGGGAAGAGGACAGGGGTGCTTATCACCGACCCGTGGCGCGTGAGCTTTACGCGCACGAGGTCATGCACGATCCTGCTTACGACAGCGTCTTCAATAACAAGCGTAGTCATATCAGCATCGGGGCCCATGGCGGTTCTGGAATGTCAATCGCATTCTGTAGGTGGAATATATCACGTACATAGACTAAAAGTCCGGCAAAATCTTGAGGCTCCGGTTCGATGGCCTTCGCGATGGGGAGGTTCATAGACTGCATCTTGTCTAGACCGACTGTCGCATTCTCAGGGAAGTCATGAACGCTGGTCATCACCGTGCGCCCGCGAAGCCCCGGAGGCCCTAGCTTGTTTGTGTGGGGTTGGCGTGGCCTCCAATCGACGCGCGCGACTCTGTAGTCTAATCCCTGAATATCGACCATGAGCTGGAAGGTAATGCGCTCGTCGGGTTGATCGGCCCAAGCAGTTCCCGTTATTGAGACGCCAAAGACATCAGAGGGGAAGCAATCGCAAACAATCGGGATACGTAGAATGTTCTCGCGTTGCTTGTCAGGCTTCCAATCGAGCGAACCAACGGCTTCTTTGGAAGCCGTGTAGGCGACCCGCATAATATCCAGGATCTCAGTTTCGTTCACGCCCCACCATTCCCCCATCCCCTCACATATCGATCATAGAGCGCCGGACGCTGCTAAGTCAGGTCCAGCATGGTCAGCTTCACGCGCCCGATAATTGTAGGCTCGTTATCTGGGTATATCGCGGGCAGATCTTTGTTTTTCGATACGGGCTCAAAGCGCATTCTGGGTTGAGCCTGAAAGCGCTTGTATGTCGAATTGCCATGACCGTCATCGATTACGTAGAAGCCTCCAGTGACGAGCCGCTTGTCGGAACGGTCGACGAAAATGATGCTGCCTGGTGGCGATATTCTGTCCATGCTTTCGCCCTCGACCCGCAGGGCTATCCAGTCGCCTTCACCCAACGCAGCTTTGGCTGTCCCGATCGCCTCGTCGCTTGCAGCTTCGCTCAAAAGTGTGCCGGCGCTCACCCATGAGACGAGCGGCACTTCCCTGACGAGCATGAGGTTAGCGTCTAGGGCTTCCTCTTCCCCAAGTTCTTCGGTCAGCCAAGGAACGTTGGTCCTGAGGACTGCAGCGAGGCTGGAAATCGTCTGGGTGGAAGCACCTGGGTTCTTCCCCGCCCTCACCGCGCGCTGCCAGTTCCTGATAAGATCCGGCGAGCCGGTGGCTTCCCTCGAAGCCGCTGCCGCCGTCATCCCTAGCTTTGCTAGACGGGCTTCTACCCGCCGTAAAATCTCGCGCATGTCCATGCGGTGAAATTACCGATGCACGCTATTTTTGGCCAACGGTATTATTACCGTTGACGATAGCGGTAAAATAACCGATATTGCGGGTATGAACCAGATCGCACACCTCCTAGCTGTTGCTGACGCGTACAAGAAAGCCCTCGGAATTGAGGATTCGACAGTCAGCTCACGCGTCTTCTCAGACGGCAAAAAGCTTGATGCCCTCCGCACTGGATCTGACATCACTGTTGGTCGGTACAACGCGGCCCTCATTTGGTTTTCTGAGCATTGGCCGGAAGGTGCGATGTGGCCGTCGAATGTCATTCGACCCACCGGGCAGCCAGAGGTGGCAGCATGAACGAACTTCCTCCCATTGATGGTGATGATCTCGTTGACTGGCGCGAACAGGCTCTCATTCGCCCGTTTGGCTGCTGGCCCTTCGTCGCCGCCATGATCGCCTCTTGGGCCGCTGTTGCAGCGGTTCTGTGGAGTGTTCTGCCATGACCACCAATTCCTGCCGTAACTCCTCCCCGGCAGGTACTGCTAGGGTGGGCCTCCCCTCCCGTTCCCGGCCCACCCTAGCGCCCCCCCTTAACCAGTTTCAGGCTGCGGAGCGTGGCGGGCCTTTCGGTTCCAGCGCGTTCTTCACCCCCATATTTTCCGCAGCTAGGCGGGCGGGCTATGGGGCTCATCATGTTCAACCTAGCGGATTGAGCCAAGTATCCGCCCGCCGTTTCCTTCTGGCGCTTTCGCTCGTCCAGTCTCCGCAAAAGTCTAGCAGCGGCAGCGCCCAGGTCTTCCATCAGTCACCTCTCTCGTCGGTCGGCTACGTCCCAAACGTAGGAGAGAGAGCATGTTCAAGTCCGACAGAAGAAGTGTCGAAATCGACACAAAACATGGCGGGTTCGTAATGAGTAACGCAGTGGCGGAGGCCCATTTCTATCTGAATGAACTGTCACGCCAGCTTCATCGCGGGCATGGCGACACACTCGGCGCGGCACGAGATCGCGCGGCAAGAGTAGCAGGGATCGATCGCTCGTATGCCAAGCGGATTTGGGATCGCTGGCAGACGATGAACGATGTGTCCGGTGAAGCGTACCGCCGCCTCCGTACAGCCTACGAGCAGGCTTGCGAAAGGCATGAGGCTGCTGCCGCTGAGTATCGGCATCAGCGACTAATTCTAGAGGCATCACATGCGGTTACTGAAAGCCCTGATTTTGGAGGGGTGGGAATGCCTGCGTCTCAAGTGGGTAGCCCGGAAGGGGAGAACGCGACGAAATGAATGATGCTTACGCAAAATTCCTGGAGAGGAAGAGAATACTCGACCCGATGACCGGCATCGAAGGCAACATCGATCTGCCTTCGGTTCTCAAGCCGCATCAGCACGACATTGTTCTGTGGGCGCTCCGTCGGGGCAGGGCCGCCATCTTCGCTGGCACTGGCCTCGGCAAGACGCTCATGGAATTGACATGGGGCGAGAAGGTAGCCGCCTTCACCGGCAAGCCGGTTCTCATTTTCGCTCCGCTGGCCGTTTCAGCGCAGCATATTCGCGAGGCGTCCAAATTCGGGCTATCCGCCAAGTTCGCGCGCAGCCAGGATGAAGTTGTTCCCGGCGTCAATGTGACGAACTACCAGAAGATTGACCACTTCGACCTGACCAAGTTCGGCGGCGTCGTTTTGGATGAAAGCTCCATCCTCAAGAGCACGGACGGTAAGTATAGGACGCGCCTGATTGAAGAATGCTCGCAGGTTCCGTTCCGCTTGGCCGCCACCGCAACACCGGCACCGAACGACTTCATGGAACTTGGCAATCACGCTGAATTCCTCGGTATCATGTCTTACACGGATATGCTGGCCACGTTTTTCACCCATGATGGCGGCGAGACACAGAAGTGGAGGCTGAAAGGCCACGCCGAGAATGAGTTCTGGAAGTGGATGGCATCCTGGGCCGTTATGCTCCGCAAGCCATCCGACCTCGGATACGACAACACCGGCTATGACCTGCCGCCGCTACGCTATCAGTCGCATACTGTGTCGGTGGACTATACGCCCTCGCTGGATACTGGGCTGCTGTTCCCAATGGAAGCTCGCACTCTCCGAGAGCGCATTGGCGCTCGCCGGGATAGCGTCGAGGAACGTGTTGAACTGGCGGTATCCATCACGCCAAAGGATAGGCCGTTCGTATGGTGGTGCCAGCTAAACGCTGAGGCAGACATGCTCACCAAGGCGATTAAAGGCGCAGTCAACCTTCAAGGCTCAGACAAGGACGATGATAAGGAACGCAAGCTGATTGATTTCAGCGAGGGACGGACGCGAGTTCTTATCACTAAGCCATCAATCGCCGGTTTCGGTATGAATTGGCAGCATTGCGCCGATACTGGCTTCGTCGGGCTGAACGATAGTTTCGAGCAGGTTTATCAGGCCGTACGCCGCTTCTGGCGGTTCGGGCAGGAGAGACCCGTCAACGTCCATTTTATCGCATCGGAAATGGAAGGGGCAGTCGTCGCCAACCTTCGCCGCAAAGAGGCAGACGCCGAACGCATGGCGGCGGGGATGGTGGCCCATATGGCTGATCTAACGAGCGAACTCGTGCGTGGCACCGCCCGAGTCCGCTCCGACTACCACCCGACCATTCCAATGACCCTACCCAACTGGATATTTGAGGAGGAAGCGGCGTGACCGTGAAAGCAGTCGATCAAGTCGTAACCAAGGACTATGCCATCTATCAAGGGGACGCATGCGAATTAATCCGCGGCATCCCTGGGGATAGCGTTCATTTCGGCATCCATAGCCCGCCATTCGAGGGACTTTATAAATTTTCCAATTCGGAACGCGATATTAGCAATAATGAGGGCGAGGGCTTTTGGGAGCATTATGCCTTTCTCATTCAGGAGCTTTTCCGCGTCACCAAGCCGGGTCGCCTCCATTCCGTCCACTGCATGCAGTTGCCGACCAGCAAGACGCGTCACGGCTTTATCGGGATGCGGGACTTTCGCGGCGAGATCGTCCGCGCCTACGAAGACGCCGGCTGGATCTTCCATAGCGAAGTCTGCATTTGGAAAGACCCGGTTATCGCGCAGCAGCGCACCAAGTCTATTCGCCTCCTTCATAAGCAAATCACCAAGGACAGCACTATCAGCGGCATGGGGCTTGCCGATTACGTGGTCAGCTTTCGCAAGCCCGGCGACAATGAAAGCCCGGTCGATGGCCCATTCGAGACGTGGGCCGGTGATGATAGCCTGGACGTATCGCGCGAGGCGTATGAGCGTCACCGTAAGCAGACGGAAGCGGAAGGCCGCAAAGCATGGCCGTTCGAGCAATGGCGCTCGATCCTGATCTGGCAGCGCTATGCTTCGCCGGTATGGAGCGACATAAACCAGACGAACACGCTGCAATATCGCTCCGCTCGCGACGAGAAAGACGAGCAGCACATTTCCCCGCTCCAGCTCGACGTGATCGAGCGGTGCGTCGATCTGTGGTCGGCCCCAGGCGAGACGGTTCTGACGCCATTCCTTGGCATCGGCAGCGAAGTCTATGTCGCGGTCAAGACAGGTCGGAAAGGCATCGGCTTCGAGCTTAAGCCTTCGTATTTCCGCCAAGCTGTGAAGAACATTGCAGAGCTTTACGACGCTCGCACAGAAAACCTGTTCGCGGAGGCGTCATGACGCCAATGTCAGCAGCAGAATACCGCGCTCAAGCCGCAAAGCCAAAGCGCAAGAACAAGTACAACGCCAAGCGTGTGACCGTAGGCGACCGCACCTATGACAGCCATGCCGAGATGGTCTACGGCGAGCAGCTTCTGCTGTTGGAAAAGTCTGGCCTCGTCGGCGGCATCGAGCGCCAGCGAGCGTTCAAGATCCTCGGCCCAAAAGGCGAGCTTATCACCACGTATCGCGCCGACTTCGCCTTCTGGGATCACGCCGAGGGTCGCTTTCGGGTCGTCGATGTGAAGGGCGTCGAGACGCCTGTTTTCAAGATCAAACGCAATCTGATGCGCGCCTACCTCGGCATCGAAGTGGAGGTCGTGAAGTGAGAGAATTGAGAGTTCTTGTCGCCTGTGAGTTCTCCGGCATTGTTCGCCGCGCCTTCGCCAGCCGTGGGCATGACGCTTGGTCTTGCGATCTGCTTCCGGCCGAGGACCGATCGAACAAGCACATTACGGGCGAT